CCAGTACTTCTCTTCTGCTTTTTTTCTAGCAATTATTGCTTCGTTTTTGTCTTTGAATCTGCCAATATTTATTCTTTTATTATTGCAGCATATTGATGCCCTCCATTTTTTTCTAGGCTTATCCCAACTCACACCATTGGTTCCAGATTTATTAGTTATTGAAACGCCTCTGTTCCATTTATTCGTTAAAGAACAAGATTCCCTTAGATTACTTATGCGATTATCTCCTTTGTCTCTATTTATGTGGTCAATAACTTTAGGGCAAAATCCATGTTCTGCATAAAATATAACTTGATGCTCCATCGCTGCATATCTACTCCCTTCAAAGGATAAAGTTATTCTCCTATATTTGTCAGATCTTGACTTATCGCTTTTAATTAAGCATCCAGCCCTGTCTCCTATTTTTATCCAAGGCATAAATTTTTGTATTTTTTTATGCAGTATAACTCCTTGCGATGGGATCACCTCGTAATTATCTATAAATAATTGTAGTATTTTATCTTTATTCATAACAATAATAAAGTTAAACCAAAACACAAAGTATGTCCAGTTGTTATGAAGCCTCACTTTTTTTAGTGGGGCTTTTTGGTTGACAGATATGGACTTATGAATAAAAGTTAATTTAAGTTTGTCCTCACTATGTGAAGATTCAACATAAGATTGTCCTATTTTTGGGGTAGCTCTCTTCGAATTAAATCGAGGATAGCAGACCAATAAACCAAATTTTAATTCAAAATAGGATATACAATGTCTCAACAAGTAACTACGGCATTCGCACAACAATATTCTGCGAATGTTGAACTTCAATTCCAGCAAATGGGATCACGTTTACGTAAATACGTAACTGAAGATCCGATGGGTGCTGAATATAAATACTTTGATCGTGTAGGTACGGTTAATGCTAAACTTAAAGGAGCAAGACACGCTGATGTGACTTACTCTGACACTCCACATAGCAGACGTAGAGTTTCTTTCGAGGACTTCTATCATGCTGATATGATCGATAAAGAAGATAAGCTTCGTATGATTATTGATCCGACTTCTGAGTATGTTCGCACTGCGGTATATGCTTTAGGTCGTCAATTAGATGATATCATCATTAATGCTGCTTTAGGAACTGCTTACACTGGTAAGACTGGATCTACTTCAGTATCTCTTCCTGCTGCTCAACAAATTGGTGTTGATTTCGTAGAAGGTGGCGGATCAACTGCTAGTAATCTTACTATCGGAAAGCTTCGTGAAGCATTAAAGAAACTTAGAGCTGCTGAAGCTATTATGGAAGGTGAAACTCCTGTAGTAGTATTGAACGCATCTGCTGAGAATGCATTACTTAGAACTACTGAGGTAACTTCTGCTGATTATAATGCTGTTCGTGCTTTAGTAAATGGTGAGCTTAACACATTCTTAGGAATGGAATTTTGCCGAACTGAGCGTGTATTGCAGGACACTAATTCTTATGACCGTATCATCGTTATGCCAAAGTCTGCTGTTAAAATGGCAGTAGCTTCTGACATCTCTGCTAAGGTTGAACAAATTCCACATAAGTTTTACAATTATCAAGTTCTCGCTGAAATGTGTGCTGGTGCAGTCCGCATGTGGGAAGAGAAAGTTGTAGAGATCAAATGTGACCCAACTAAATAACAGGAGGTAATATATTATGGCTACTACAAAAGGAGCAATCGTTACTCTTATGGATGCGGAACCACGCCAGCGTCTTGAAAGAGGAACTATTAACGCTAAGTCTCGAATCTTTCGTGATACAGCAGCAGTCGCAGACGGAGATTTCGATGCAGACGGTGACGTAGTTTATTTGGCTGAAGTGCCAAGTAATGCTAAGATCGTTTCTATTAAGATCGCTAATGACGACTTAGACGCAGGAACAGATTCACTTGTTAATGTTGGACTATACAACGGTCAGCAATCATTCACTGATTCTACTGCTACTAGCTATGCAGCTGGTGCGGTAATCGATGAAGATTGTTATGCTACAGTTGTTACTGGTTTCCAAGCTGCAACTGGATTTACTGAATATGCTTTCGAAGCTAGAGATATCAACGCAGTAAGTAATTACGTTTGGGAAGATGCTGGATTACCAGAAGATCCTGGAACTCCATTACGTATTGCGATCACACAGACAGCAGCAGTTACTACTGACGCAGCTGGTGATGTTTCAATCATCGTTGAGTATTCAGAAGAATAATTTCCACTAGGGAAAACTCATATTAATGTCAACTGGGGGAGAGATTCTGTTTGTCTCTTCCCCTTTTTTATATAGGTTTATATTATGGCAAGTAAGACAAGCATAGCGAACGGAGCGTTAGTTAAGTTAGGGCAAGACTTAATTACCAGCATCACAGATACAAATAATAAGGCAGCTAGGATCTGTAATGAGCGAATCGACAATGCTAAAGAAGTTGTCTTAAATACGTCTTATTTTCATGGATCTATAAAGAGAGTAACACTAGCAGCACTAACCACTACACCAGCATTTAAGTATTCCAACGAGTTCCAGATACCTTCGGATTGTCTGAAGATCGTAACTGTAGAGCCAGAGTTTAAGGATACGGACTATGCACTCGAAGGCGGTAAGATATTGTTCGATGGAAACACATTAGAGGTTATCTACGTATCAAATATCACAGACTTTAATTTATTAGACCCATTAGTAAACGAAGCGATCTCAGCTTATCTAGCTCATGACATTGCTTACTTAATTACTAATGACAATCAAACAGTAGCCAGAATGGAAGAGGTATATAACAAGACTCTCCAGAAAGCTATCTCATCCAACAATAGACAACGTAGACAACAAGGATTTGAAGCTACAGATTTCTTGAATGCTAGATTAATTGGGGGTTATCCTGCATCTTATCCTAAACCAACAGTATGAGAGTAAAGGTTACAAAGAACGCTTTTTCATCTGGAGAGATTAGTCCACTACTTCGAGGTAGGACTGATATCCAACAATACGCTGATGGTGTAGAACAGATGAATAACTTTCTTATTCGTCAACAAGGCGGTATAAGTAAGCGACCTGGAACTAGATATATCGGAGAGGTCTTAGATCAATTACAAGGTGTAAGATTGCAGAAGTTTGTATATAATAATGAAACCTCATATACCCTCGAATTTTCGCCTAATAAAATAAGAGTATTAAGAAATGAGGGATTTGTCACAGAGGATGATGTCACTATTACAGGAGCGACCCAAGCTAACCCTGTTGTTATTACAGCTGCTACTCATGGGTATGACAACGGCGATGTTGTTACTCTTAGTAGCATTGGGGGAATGGTTGAACTAAATGGCAAGGAGTATAAAGTAGCTAATAAAACTGCTAGTACTTTTGAGCTGACAGATATGCTAGGGAATAACATAGATGGCACTAGTTATACTGCATATACTTCAGGGGGAGATGCTAATAAGCACGTAATTATCGATACTCCTTGGGGTGATGATGATTTAGAAGGTTTAAGCTTTGCTCAGTCTAACGATGTATTATTCGTAGCTAGTGAGAGTTATCAGCCTAGAAAGATATCGAGATCTGATAATGTTACTTGGACTATCGAAGAGGTTGCGAATTTAGACGGTCCTTATCAGGCTGAGAATTTAACTGATGCGACATTAACACCAAGTGGAACTACTGGATCAATAACAGTAACGGCTTCCGTAAGTCTCTTTGCATCAACAGATGTCGGAAGAGTGTTAAGAATAAACCATGACGGAGCTAGTATATTATCTGGATGGGGAACTATTACTGCATATACTGACGCTAGTAATGTTGATGTATCTTTATCATCCGATCTTGGTTCTACTTCTGCTACCGAAATATGGAGGCTAGGGGCATGGTCAGAGACTACAGGGTATAGCGGAACAGTTACCTTTCATCAAAATAGACTTTGGTTCGGAGGAACTAGCACAGAGCCTAATACTTTTTGGGCTAGTAAGACTGATGATTATGAGAACTTTGAACCTACTAATCCAGAGGACTTAGTTGTATCTGATGATAATGGTTTAAGATTTCAAATAGCCTCAGAAGAGACTAACGCTATTCAGTGGATGAGATCAGCCCAACAGTTCTTTATTGGAACTAAAGGCGGTCAATACGCAGTTAGATCATCTGGATCTAGTATCACTCCATCTGATATTAACGTAGTCCGTCAGAATGGATACGGTTCTAGCATAGTTGAACCTCACTTAATTTCCAACTCTCTGATCTATACAGACAGGACCACTCGTAAGATAATGGAGATGGTTTATAATTATGATAATGATGTATATGAATCTAAAGAGATCTCAGTGATATCTAATCATATCCTAAGACAAGGTGTTAGAGCTATCTATACATCATACAGACAAGCACCAGATAATGTTATTTGGTATGTATTAGAGTCTGGCAGATTAGTTGGAATGACTTACTTAAAAGAACAAAACCTTATAGCATTTCACAATCACGACTTAGGTGGAACTTATGAATCAGAAACAGTTACGTCAGGCTATCTTATTGAGGGCGAAACGTATAGAATCAAAAGCATTGCTGGTGGAGCAGACTTCACGACGGTTGGTGCATCTGCTAACACGATAGGGACAGTCTTTACAGCTACAGAAATAAATCCTACTTGGGGTTCTGGATCATTAGCTAGGGTTACAATAGCTCAAGTTAAAGCAATTACAACTATTCCATCTGCAACTGAGCAGACCGACATAACCTATATCGTAGTAAAGAGAACTATTAATGGACAGACCAGACAGTATATTGAGTATTTTGAGGATGATGATTGGGCAACCCACGACCAAGATAAGGATAATCTATTTTTTGTGGATTCTGGCTTGGAGTATAGCGGTAGTGCGACTACTAGTATTACAGGACTAGATCACCTAGAGGGAGAAGTCGTTACCATAGTTGCAGACGGTGGAGCACATCCAGATAGAACTGTCACTAACGGAGCTATAACTTTACAAGAATCAGCTACTAATGTTAAGATCGGTTATGGTTATACTGCGAACTGCAAGACTTTACCAGTAGACGTTCAGGGAGATTTAGGATCATCTCAAGGGTCAATCAAGAAGATTACAGAACTTACGGTAAGATTCTGGAATACATTAGGCTGTCAGGCTGGTCAGGAACTAGATAAGCTTGATGATATAGTATTCAGGTCATCTACAGATCGAATGGATTTATCACCTCCTTTATTTACTGGTGATAAGGATTTACTATTAAACATGAATTACAACTCAGAGGCAGGATTCTATCTTAGACAGGATAAACCTTTCCCTTGTAATATCTTATTTGTAACTATGGAAGTAAGGAGTAATCTATGATTGATACATTTAATCAGATAGAGCATAACAAAAAGATCGAAAGATTAGAGGGTGAGCTATTATTAACTCCTCAAGTAGAATGTGATCTTAAACATATTTTTGCTCCAGGTGTTTATTATCGAGAGATATTTATGCCAGCAGGATCTTTAATCATAGGTCATGAGCATAAGACAGAACATCTCAATATCGTATTGTCTGGATTTGCTAGAGTCATGATGAATGATGATATAGTTGATATAGCTTCTCCAGATGTATTTATAAGTAAGCCTGGAACTAGAAAGGTCCTTTTAATAATAGAAGATATGAGATGGGGAACTGTTCATCCAACGGAGGAAACCAATATGGAAGTATTAGAGAAATTACTAATAAAGCCTAGTGATACTTTTCAAAGTCATAAAGCTATAATGGAAAATGCTATGGGGAGGTTATCATGAGCTTTGGGGCAACTTCTTTATTACTTAGTGGTGGAAGTCTGGCGTACTCTATATACTCAGGCAGTAAAGGTTCTAAAGCAGCAATAAGAGCAGGGAACGAAGAAGGTTCTAGGCTTGAATGGAATGCTGATGAAGCTGAGAAAACAGCAGAAATCAATGACCAAGCTTACGCTTTTAATATAGAATCCTCTAAGTGGGCGAATAAATTTAATGAGTCTGAGATTAGAAAAGAGGAGTCTTATACCAGATGGAAAACTGGACTTAACGAGACTTTAGCTAGGAGGCAGAAACGCAGATATAGAGGAGCAAGAAGAGTATTAATGGCTTCTAGCGGTGTAGCTTCTGGTGGATCTATGACTGATGTGATGAGAGATTCCGAGATTGAGACTGAGATACAAATCCAGTCAGAAGTCTATGAAGGATTAAGACAAGCAGATAAGCTTCATAGACAGGCTAATATCCAGAGGTATAAAGGTGAAGTTGAAGCATGGAACCTAGAATTTGAGCGAGGTGAGAATAAACGACTTTCCAAATTAGAAGCTGAAGATTTAAGGTGGCAAGCTAAAGTC